ATATATCAATAGGATTATCAATAAGATGGCGAGAGCGTATGGAAACATCTCTTGGTGCAAATGCTCCAGCAGATACTCTTTCCAAATCCCTAACAGTCCTACCATTCCTTTGTACATAAAAGGTATTACCATTAGAAATATGAGGAGTAGCTCTTGTTGATCCATATCCTGTCATCCTTTCTATTTGTATGTTAGTAGGTGTAAGAGGAGTACCAGCATCTTGTATAACAAGAAACTCTCCACCACTTGTTAATAGTTCTAATCCTTTATTAGAAACTATGTGATGTATTTCATTAAGCTGATTAGATGCTACAATAGTTTGGATGCTATCATTGTCCGCAGCAGTACCCACATCAAAGTTATAATAATCTCCTGACTGTGAACCAAATACAGCATCAGGTTGACTTACTGTTCCTCCAAACCATAATCTATTTTGATGGAATGTTATTGCTCTTGGGTAACCATTTCTTGAACAGAAAGATTGTTCTTTCCATTCTCTTGACGGAGGCATATTAGCTCCAGTTATTTTAATACCAGCACCACCAAAATCTCTGGACCCATTACCATTAGGATCAGTATTAGCTGTGTTGCCAGTATATCCAGTTACTTCATGTGATGCGTTGTATACTGCCCAATTAGTTGTAGGGCTGTTACCTACACTATATCCACCAGTAGCACTCCATGTAACACCAGTTGGTAAGAAGAATCCAATACCAGTACCAGTAAGTATTTGTGTAGCATTGGTTACTGAGTCTGTTCCAATTTCAAAATGATCATCATCTACTACTCTCCTAATTTGATATGATCCATTTAATCCAGCTCTTTGTATAAGCCCAGGCTCTCCAGCAAAACCACTTAATGTAATAACATCACCAGCTTTAAAGCCATGATTAACTAATGTAATTTCTACAGAGTTTTGTCCAGCAGTAGATCTAAATGGATTTAAACCTAGTTTAATTTCTAACACATCTTTAACTTGTCCTACTACTGTAGTTGCATTTGTGTATGATATAATCTCTATTTCTTTACCATGCCACAGTATTGACTCTCCTATCCAATTACTGTTAAATGTATTAACGCTGGCTACTAAGTTGACTTGACCACTATTGGAGCTAGGTTTAATGGTCGTATCACTTAGAGCCAGCTTAGAGTATGGTTGATAAATTTCATGCAATACTCTCGGTGTTCCACCATCATCATATTCTGTCACATTAGATGATTTTTTAAATTCTAATTTTTTTGCAGTAAATGAAGATGAGCTTACTCTTTCTACAATAATTGGATGAAAGTCCTCATGAGTAAAAATAAATGTGTCACCTTGTTGTGCGTATGTAAATTCATGTATATTAGTGTTATCAATAGGTATATTTGGAGTTGTTGATCCATCTGTATAAGTAGTAATAGTTGATATAGGCGTTGGCACACCAGCAACAAGGTTTTGATTTGCTACATTATAAACAAGAATTTTTCCGTCAGTTCCATCCCATTGAAATAAAAAAACATATTCTTCTGACTCATTAAAAACAAATGGTTCTACTCTAGCATGAGTAATAGTATTATTTAATGGACTCCAATGTAAAGTACCTGGCCTTCTGAATACTGATCCTTGTGATGTTAATATAGCGTTTCTAAGTTTTTGACACCCAGCAGAATAAGCTGGAATGTCTGTCCTTGCTTTCATACGAGGGTCTAATTCGCCTACAGTAAAATCTGTTTGTACAAATTTTATCTTCTTAGCCATTAGAATCTCCTAGCAAGTGTCCGTGAGTTACCTCTAAACTTAGCAAATCTATCCATTCTTAATCTTTCAGATGTAGTTTGTTGTGCATCTACATTCCTTGCTAACAAATATTGTCTTTCTGCTTTTTGTTCAAAGAGTGCTGATTTGTTTTCATCTTCTGCTATTGCTCCAGCAAATACAGATGCTAAATGAAATTGTAAAGCTGTAATGAAATAGGGTGGGAATGTTGTTGTATCTGGTCTATATGTGTATTCAGCTATTACTTTGTCATTAATTCCAGCATTACAAAATAATTTTTCTGTAAATATTTCGTATTGTATTGGATTACCGTTAACAGTAACTCCGTGTATTATAATTGATTCTTGTGGTATTTGGTAAGCAGCATCATATCTATCGTCATCTATTGGAGTATCTTCAAGTCTTGATAATTGTGTTATGTTTGAGGCAAACCTCCATCGTGTCTGTGTGAGAGCTGATCTTACAATATCTTCATACAGATTTTGTGCTACTTGAGATTCAGTTGTTGTTCCAGAAAACGACGAAATCGGCGATGCACCGATTAAAACCAATCCTCTTGAGGCTATGTCTATGTCACTCCCTGAGGGAGTTGAAGTTGTTGTTGTCATGTTAATTATAGGGGTAGCTGCGAACGCTCACTACCCCTATCCTTTTTAGGTTATGCTAAAGCAGTAGTTGTTACAGTTGTATTGCCAGTAGTTGATGATACAGTTAGTACATCAACAGCAGCAGTACCACCAGTAGCCGAAACAACAAGAATAATATCAAATTGTTTCAGATTAGTAGTAACATCGTTAAAATAACCAGAGCCGGATATAGTGCCAACGGCATCAGCTGATTTGTAATACCAAATAGCTGGTGAAGCACCACCGACTTTTTTCAATTCACTTGATGATAAAGCCATGTTTTACTCCTATACCGATTCGTCTATAACGACTTCAATAATGCCAGTAGTATCGACAGCAATCGATCCCATTGACATATATGAGGTTACAAGGTTACTAACTTTTTCTGGAATGTAATTCACTTCTGTTCTAACATCCGATCCTGTTGCAGTTCCAATAGCAGATTTATGGTAAGCAAAACATTTTCTATCATTAGTAGAAATAGGTAATGCTGAATGGATCATAAAGTTAAATCCTAGCCATTGTTTCTGTGTAAAACCACTTGGGAAAGGTTGCTCAGCCTCTTTGACATAATCTGTGTTAACAAATTCGTCAATAGCCAACAAGTCTGCCCATCCTTCTGGTGACACTACAAAGTATCTTTGTCCGTCATCAGGGATGTCTGCTTCATTCATGGAAACAAAAGCGTTTAATACTTTAGCTTTTGTTAAACCAGCTGAACCAGCAGCGATTGTTGTACCATTACCAGCGTCAAGAGCAGAGATGATAAGGTCATCAGTCTTTCTTCCTAATGCGTTTGCAGCATTAGTAGCGACTACTTGTCTTTCATCAATGTTTGTCTTGAGTAGGTCAAGAGTGTCAATATAATCAGCTGCATAATAATCAGACAATGTGACATCAACATTAGTATGTGTGAGGTCCATGCTTGTTACTTCTGCATGTCTTGATTTAGTAACAGCTTCGCCTTTACCGATTTTTTGGAATCGTGCAGTTGAACCAGTTACATTATTGACTTGGCGAGTTGTGTTTTTGAGCTTAGCACCAGCTCTTTGATAAGCAAGGTGGACTTCACTCTCGAACTGCGTAATAAACGCTTGATCTATGGATAATGCCATAAATACTCTCCTTTAGTTAGAGTTAATAAAATACCTCCTGTTATCCTAGAGTACTGATTCCAATTATCCTAAGGAATAGGGTTGGCCATTTACCTTTGGGCAGTTAACACTAATTAATTATTTCTTGATTGTTCACGCAACGCACAAAATACATACGGTTGTCATCTTCTAAGTCTATAATATCAAACTTATGATAGAGTAAAAACTTTTTTAATCCCTTTCTTCTTGAATCTGCTATGTTAAATATCAAATCAAAGTGTGTATTAAAGACTTCTACCCATGCTTTTGACTCTCTTAAGAATATAAATTTTTCTTTTTTATTCATGTTGTTAGACATTAAAAGCCATATTCGACCAGCATTTTTATACATCTTATTGTTAACAGGAGGTGTATCTCTAAAAATTCCCCACATCATCATAGGTCCGTTTTTGTTTACAGCTACCCATGATATATCTTGTTGATGTTCTGTTAATGCTTGGACACATGCTTCTAAAGGTGAGCATCCAAGTAATTCACATTCTGCAATATCTTCGTTAGTTAGATTGTCAGCTAGTTCTGTGACTAACTGTAGATCAGGTTTAAATATACTAATTACCACCTAACTTTTGAAAACCCTCGTTAACTTCTGCAACAAAAGCTTCATCCCTTTTATTAGAATCCCAATATCTAGGATCGTTCATCATTGATCTTAAGTCACTAATAGTTTGTTGTCCTGTTCCTTTGGCTACTGCATCAGCAGTATTAACACTACCAACACCCATACCCATACACCTTTCTAAAAATCTTATACCAGAAGCAGTTGTTCCTAACTCTACAACAATATCAAGTTCTTCATTTTGAAAATTAGTTGAGGCCCATTTAGTTACGCTATCTATTCTTGCCTCAGCATTATCACCAAGTTTACTTTTTTCTTGAGCTAAATCAACTTCTATTACATTAGATTCAGCAAATTGTTTTATACCCTCATGGAATTGTTCATCATTAAATCCCTGTTCAAATGCTGTTTTTTTCCACCAGTCTAACATAGGATTAGCAAGTATATCTTCTTGTGTGAATCCTTCTATTTCTGGAATTGTATAAGCATTTTCATCTGCTGGTCTATCCTTCATTTGCTCTGCTTTAAGTTCACCTATCAGTTCTTCTTTAAAGTCATCTTTTCTTTTACCAATCATACCTTCTAATTCTGTATATGACTTAGCTAAAGATAAATCATCTAGCTTTCCATCTTTCCAAAATTTTTCTGGTACATGATCTGGTTTGGTTGGAGTCTGGCTTTCGGTTGGTGCAGATTGGGTGGGAGGGAGATCGCCAGACTCCGTTGTTTCTTCTACTACTTGTGGTTCTACTAATGATTCTTCTGTCATTTATTTTGCTCCTTAGGTTTATGTGTTCTCATTCTTGTTTCAATAATGCCTACTAAATATCTCTGGCCCTCTAAGTGAAATAAAGCATCAGCTTTTATTTCAGGTCCAGCAACTCTTTCGGTTGTTATTGATTTTAAATAAGCCAATGTTTGTTGTCCGTGTGGTGTTGAAAATGTAGTAGCAAGTAAATCATTTAAAGACTCTTGATCTTTACTGCTTCTTTCATATCCATCAGGTCCCAGTATTTTCGGTTGTTGCTTCGTCATTTGGTATAGCTCCCATCTGTTGTGCCTGTTGTAAAACTTGCTGTCTATCAGCATCAGTCATTAACAAATCCTCTGGCACAGAGAATTTTTTAGCTAAGAATTTAGCAACCTCATCACCTTTAACTAACATAGGTAACATCTGTGGTCCAAACCTAGCCATGACCAATTCTAAAAATCTATCTACTGATGCAATATCTGTTTGCATCTGTGCTTGTGCTAATGGAGAAATACTTACTACTTTAATTTCTCTGCCATTAATCTGTGGTACTTCTATTCTACCCTGTTTTTTAAGTATATGTATAACTCGTCGTAGGATTGGAGTAACCAACTCTGCTTGTAATCTTCCAAAGGCTGATCCAATTCTTCTTGAAAGGTCTGCCATTCTTTCTGCAATTTCTGTTGCAGAGGCTGGGGTTCTGTTCGGATCGCCCAGCATATCATTGTATAAAGCTCTCTTGATGTTGTTACGCATATCCGACAAAATAATATCAGATATTCTAAAGTCACCAGCATTTTGGATCGGCTGGAGTCCAGACGAGCCTGGTGCTTTAGGTATGACAGTACCCGGCAATAACTGTATTGTATCTGTATTAACAATACCATCATCTTCCAGTTGGTATATACCCGAGATAGCCATTTGAGCATTTTCTAATATCATCTCCACAGTTAGATTGGTAGTCTTAATTGCTGCCATAGCGTTCATCAATGGTCCACGACCATATACTTCTCCAGCACATTTACCCCAACGGAAGCAAATATATGGATTAGAACCATTACCATTCATTTCTCTGTGTACTATCTTACGCTTTTCTTCTTTAATTACCACACAATAATGATACTTTTCA